CCCTACGGGAAGGCCTCGGTCGTTGTGCCCTCCCTAGTTGGCGCGTCCCCTTCTTCCACGGGAAGCCGTGCTAACTGACTGTCGGTCGACGGGGCACCCAATTGTGCCAGCGCCTCCTCGAGAGCCCTTATTGCTACGGCTCGCGCCACGCCCGCTTCGGCCTTTGCCGGCGCGGGCACCGCCACCTCTGTTACCATTAGAGCCTCCCGGTATGCGGGCTTGCTCTGGGCGGCTTGTAAAATGCGAGCTACCTTTTCCACGAGGCGGTCCAGTGCGACCAGGTCCTGGGCTACTGCAGCCTTCACTCCCTTGTCGTTCGTTGCTTGGGAGACTGCCTGTAGTGCTTCCTTGGCCTGAGTCACTGCTGACCGAACCCGGTGCGGTAGCTGTTCTAGTGTGGCTAAGCAATTCATCTCGTTGCTTGATGATACTTGAATACGATAGGGCCACGGACATATCCACACTTCCATCATCTTCGACGTGAAATTTGCGCCGTTTTCCACCATCTCTGGTGTGGATATAAGGTAAGTCCCAGACCGATGACGCAGTTTTGTATGCTACGATGAGGAACCTCAGTGCCTCTGCATCACAACCGATCCTCTTCGCCATTAGGACCAGAGTGTCGTCGTACTTGTCCTCGACCTGTGGCCAACTGTCAGTTGGTATCCTAGCCCAATATAGGGCATCCCTTTGTATGTCCTTGCGGGCCAATCTTCGCGAATGGTTAATGTCTGCATTGTAGAGCCGCTGGACCATTTGACAATACTCACTGATGAGCGGTGTCATTCCGTCAGTCACTAAGTAAGAGTCACAACGATCGTAGGCGGCGTCTGCGATTGGCACGTCAGCGTGCCGGAATGTCATGTGCAGCTTTTCGATGGTTCTCAGGGGGTCCTGAATACTATGTGTGCAACAGTTCAAACAAGTAAAGACACGCCCGAGAAAACATAGTCCATGTTCCGGGTCATACTCCACTGTCTTCAGCGTTAGACCAAAGTCCTTGCAGACCAGGGCCATGAAGGGCCCGACGCTGCTCGTCGTCAAGCCATCGTCACCGGCCTTAGGCCCCAACCCCCTGAACACCAGTTCCGGTTGCAGGTTTGGGTATGTGTGCCTTATGGCCACGTATTCCATTGCTGCGTTGAACAATGTGTTTCCGAGGGTCGTCGTTGGTGAGCCTGACTTGACCCCAGGTCCTGCGTCGTAAGAGAACCCGAACCGCTTGGACCTGGCGCATGCTGTCACTAAACTGTTCACAATGCGCTGTATTTCGCTGTGATGTTCGATTTTGAATGCTCGTTTCATCACTGCGCCCAGCACGTTGTAGGACAACCAGGGAGATATGGTCCCGTCCATGTTTGAGAAATCTGTTTCACAAACTTGGCCGTGGTTGACCTTGAAGTAGGACGCCACTCCTTCTGCGATCGCAGTTGGAGTGGACGCTGAGAAATACCAGGGACAATTTGGTTTCAATATGTCACTGGTTACCTTAATCGCGAACTTTGAAACGTGTGCAACAAATCTGATATCTTTGAAACCGGAAATCAATCGTGGCGTTTTGTTAGTTGCCTCATTCTTGATGAACGAGCGAATGTCACTGGACGGCTGACCGCTCAGTGAATCCAACACACCTTCAACGAGTGCTTTCTGCCTTGGTTTGTCCAATGCATCCAACACCTCGTCTGTGGTCATTGGGTCCAACTCGTGTGCGTTGGGGACAACGAACTCCACAAATTCACGAATGAATTTCTTGTACCTCTCGCCTTTTGCGCCGGTAGGTTCTTGGGTGTTGACCACAAGCCTAACACGGCGGACGATGGTTTCGGCCATGACCCCCGAATCATTTAGTATTGGGGCCAAGGCAGTGTCGGCTATGATTGGCGCAGCAAATGCCCTAGCGCTGATCTTTGCCTCAGAAATGTCGCCGATGCAACTGACGGGCCAGAAGCCCTTAACGTTTGTGCTTAGCTGTTGGGACCGTACGCTGGCTAATGCTGAAAGTCCGGCCTCGCCTTGTAGGCCGGCCATGCCAGGTGGGCCTGTGCTTCGCGTGGCCACAAAGTATTGTGTTATATGCCGCATAGCACTGGCGTTCTTCTCCTCGCGATAACCCAGTGACATGAGTGTTGTTGCCACTGCCTGCGAGGATGCTTGGTAGAGTATCACATCCAAGTCTTTGCGGGCAATCTTGGTGGATAATTGCTCGCCTTCTCTACCCAAACTCACCTGCATGTTCCCATCAGAATCCACGAACTCAATACGGTTCCAGCCACCTGCGAGCTTGTCTTTGAAATCGACACGCCCGATGCTCCGAACACCACGTATGATGGATGGCACAAAGTCCATCCTCCAGTAAGTGTAGCATGGGATGGTCCAGACTAGGGCTCTGTCTTTGGCATTCCGCCATGGGCGTGCGTGATGTATCTTGTGCACGCCGACCTTGACAATACCAAAAACAGACAGGAACCCCTGCCAAAGACCACAGAGCCCGCCTGCGGGCCTGATGGCTGATTCCACATATTCTCCGGCGCGACACCAGTCATGAACCTTGTGTTGCCACAATCCGCCACCGCCGACCGCGTAGGACACGGTGTTATCGACGATGGTGAAATGGCAATCCCCATCATTCCCACTTACGTTGATGGGGTTGAAAGTATACAGTACTGTAGGGTTCATATGTTCTAAAAGCACGGAGACATCCGGCAGGAAGTGGTCCACGTCGAAAGCGACGATTACACTGCCGGGTGGTACCGGATCAACTTGATGTTCACGTCCAAGGTCACCAGGTGCAACATGCATGTGGTGCATGGTGTTCGGGCTAGCGTATGTAGATGGGTTGATCTCGTGTTTGACCAGCCCTTTCGCGAGTAGGTGGTGTTCAACCAACTCACGGGCAGAATCCCGAAGTGCGCCTGACAGCGCGTGACCATTGTCGGTACGTCGATCGTTTGGTTCTTGGAAACCATCCAACGGATACAATGTTGTGTCATATTTGACAACTGTCTTGTCTAGCAACGCGCGCTGGATAGTCATTAATAGTCCCGTCTCTCGCTCAGGGTCGTAAAGTGACCTTGTTCCATATTTGCGAAAGACATGTATGGCGACCGCTACTATAGCGATCGCGATGGAGCCGGCCACTATGCTCTTAGGGCCCAACCAACGCCTGCATTTCCGGCAGGCGGAGTCAACCAGCTCTCTTAGCATTCGGGCGGGGGAAACCGTCCTGCTTCCGGCCGCCAGTTCGATGTCGGGAACGGCAGCG